TTGGTGTTAAGATATAACTATGGACACGAAATGTTGAACAGCCTATACTTATCAAAAAGGAGTTCTACACAATGGCAAAAAAACAAAAATCTTATACGCCAGAATTTAAGCAACAGATTGTTGATCTGCACTGCAAAGCTGGCAAAGGTATAACCGAGTTAAGTAACGAATATGGCATTCCTAAAGGCACAATTTCTACCTGGATTAAGAACCTCGCTCCAGTAATTACCACAGAGGAGGAAACTATCTCATTAAAGGAATACAAAGCTCTTCAGAAGAAAATGAAAGAGCTAGAGATTGAAAATGAAATATTAAAAAAAGCTACTGCCATATTCGCCAAAAATCAATAGCTGAATACGTGTCCTTTATTCAGGCTAATTTAGGTAAATATACTGTTAAGAAAATGTGCTCTGCACTTAAATTCCCCAGAAGCACTTATTATGCTGCACTTAATCATGTTCCTTCAAAAAGAGAACAGGAATATGTAGCATTCAGCAATGAGGTACTAAATGTATATAATGAATTTAAGAAACGCTATGGGGCTATTAAAATCCATAGAGAACTAAATGAAAGAGATATCCCTTGCTCTGTAAAACGCGTCCAGCGTCATATGAAGAAGCTTGATATTAAAAGCATTGTTATAAAGAAATATCAGTATCAAAAGAATCAAGGGACTATTCCTGATAATAAAGAAAATATCCTTAATCGTGATTTTAATGCTGATACAGTATTCAAAAAGCTTGTTACAGATATTACGTATATACATGTAGTAAATGAGGGCTGGACATATTTAGCGTCTGTAATGGATCTATATGATCGCAAGATTATTGGCTGGGCATATGGTAAAAATATAACTGCAGAATTGGCTACAAAAGCTGTAAAAAATGCTTGCTTAAATATATCGAACACAACCGGAATAATTCTACATAGCGATTTAGGTAGCCAATATACCAGCGATGAATTTGAATCTTATTTACAGGCACAAGGCATGGTACATTCATTTAGCAGAAAGGGTAATCCCTACGATAATGCATGTATAGAATCCTTCCATTCTGTATTAAAGAAGGAAGAGGTATACACAACTACTTATCACACATTTGAAGAGGCTAAGGCAGCACTCTTTGAATATATAGAGTCATTCTACAACCGTAAAAGGCGCCATAGTGCTGATGAGGCTCTTGCAGCTTAAAAAGCAATTCTCTCTGTATGCTTCATGCAGAGAGAGAAATGTTCAACTTTTTGTGTCTAAAGTATTGACATAGGTCCAAATGGAAATATAGAATGGAAGACAGCAGAAGGCATAACTTTAAAGGAATTAGACGCAAAGAAAGAGTGACTTTAAAAAATAGTAGGAGGTGTCTACTCTGGGATACACAATAACAGAATTTATTGATAATAGAATAGATAACTTCTTTTCGAATCGCGAACTTTATAAGTTATCTCCGTTTAATCTTGAAGATTTAAGGGATTGCATTTTATTAGAGATAATTAAGGACGCATATGATGAGGCTGAGAAGAAGCAGTCTATTCGTGCTAATAGAGGAAGCGATGCTGACGATCTGCGAATGAGGGACAGCAGAAGTATGAAATACGCTCAACATTATCGAAGTCTTCAATACGAGCATATTCTTGAGACAACTGGAGCTGAGGTTAAGGAGTTACTTCCAGACGATGTATCAACTATGGATGGAAAGCTTGATGGGCACAAAATATCTGGAATGCAATATTTTGAGTTGAATACTATATCTGACATTCCTTTGCTAAAAGCCATAGTTAATAAAAGAATATGTGATGTTAAAAGCATTTCGAATGATGTGTTCATTGCGTATATGGATGAATATCAAAAGTTTATAGATGGGCTTATTGGGATGTTAGATGGAGATGACGAAGATGTTATTTTTTCGACAATAGCTCTATTTACACTTGAGTGGAAATACCAGGTTGAGCTGTTTTATCAATGTGCGGTTGAAGCGGAGAAGCATAAAACTAAGGAAATACCAATAGAAAGAATAGGCCTGTTATGTGCTGAATTACCTATCCCGGTACATGCAGAATGTACTATTATTCATACGGAAAGCCGATTTGTAATGCATAGATTAGAAATAGTTCCACATGTGTATGAAGATAAGGATCAAGAATGGGATGAAATAAAAGAAAAGTTTTTTGAGTATTTTATCGCCAAGTATTATATTGAGCGAGAAATAGTTCATAAATGGTCATTGCCCGAATATTTTGTAACACATATAGATAGGAGCAAATGGGCTGAGTTCTTCCGAGAACACTATGACCTAAGAAAAATATATAAGCCGAAAGAATGGAATAATTTTAGAATTCGATATGTTAGAAACATATATAAAGCTATGATTAAAGAAATGCCGAAACCCAAATTGTGATTTTTCCGGATTTCAGTTCTTAATAGAATATTTTTGAATCGTGTAAATTTAAGTCAGAGCATGAGAGTAAAAACTCTTATGTTCTGGCTTTTTTCTTTTTTTCTCTTGTTGTTGGAAGGACGCTTTTTAGACAAGAGAGTCTGGAGGCAGACAATAAATGGCCCATGGATGAGAAATGCTTTCTAGAAGGTTGTACCGTTTCTTATTCATTAACAATTAAATAAAAAACCAGCTTAGTACAACAGCTGGCCAAAACCTAGAGGGGGAAACTCACTATGGCAATGGCCAACTATGTTAAGCGAATACGCTGTCGGATTTCCTCCGCGTCAATCACAGGAGGAAATCAAAGATGGCGAAAAACGAGTATTACAGGGATTTTAGTAACAGAGAATCATTCAATGGAATACCTTGCAGATCGGATGAAGAGTTAGTTCCGGCAGTGTTAACCAAGGAAATGAAAGTAACGCTTAAGCCACTGGGACTGAATTACGACAATGTTGAGACCTGGACTTTCAGACATGGAAAAAAGGTACCGGTCGTATTCATACCAAATAAAAAGGGTCTCATGGATGTTTATATGACCTTTTTCAACAGTGAGGTTGAACGGTACTTAAAGCACCTTGATGAAGTAACGCAAGAGGAATTATCCCTCGACGAGTTCCTCGATAATATCGATGATGAGGATGGAAAAGGATTCGATCCTACGGGTACGACTGAGAATGAGGACAGGGCAATGCTTTTGATGGCTATAGAAATGTTAATCGATGAGCTGTCATTACAGGACGAGGAGATGGGTAAGATTCTCAGGCTTCTCGCTGATGGGTTCCAGAAAAAAGAGATACTCGATCAGGTCAACCTTGGAAAGGGTAAGACTCAGGGATATGCCTTTATTGAGAAAACCCAGAAGATTGCTCTTAAGTTGTATAACGACAAGTATCGTGATTAAAGAAAGTGAGGTATAAAAATGGCAACGTCAAATAAAAAGAATAATTCATTAGCTCAGAGTCAGGCAGCACCTAAGAAGCAGCAATATAGTGATCCGAAAAATCAGGTGATCGATAGAAGCTTTGAAGCCGTAAAGGAATACTGCAAAAACGATCCCAAGACAGCCAAAAGAATCGGAGGTAGTATTTTAATTGGTGGCGGTGTAGGCATTACTGTAGGCGGGATAGTATTAGTTGCATCTTCGTTCTAAAGCATACAGGTAATAAGATAAGGCCCTGGATAGTAGATACTGTCCGGGGCCTTTGTCTTAATCTTTTTTATAGAATGATGTAATGTAGCCATCTGCTCGAAGTAAAATGTCTGGGAACCATTCAGGGTTGTGCGCCATAGCTTTGCAAACGTCATCCAGGGATACTTCTTCTTTACATTCGATGAGAAGCTCGTCATGAATATGTCCACAGATAAGAGCACCTGGCAGGTTTTTCATTGCATTCATAAGTAGGTCTCTTGAAATCGCCTGTACAATGTTCTCGACAAACTTCGGACCGTAGCTTTCAAGGCGCTCCCATTTCTTAGTAGAGCCGATACCTTCATAGGTGACACTTTCACCGCCGAACTTGTTCTCGCCGATCCTGGGTTTAATATAGGTGAGCTTCCGGCCGGAAGGGAGAGTGGTAAATAACATACCGCTGCGCCATGTAAACTTAATGCCATGAGTCTCGGTGCTGCTATGCATTTTGATGGCGTTCTTTACGGCGTTATCAACGTCCCACCACAGAGATACAATGTTTGGATTTGAAAGTCTCCAGGCATCTACAAGGGGCTGGAGTTCTTCTTCTGTAAGGCCCATATCGAGTGCTCCCATTGCTTTTAATGCCCCTACTGATCCACCATAGCCCAAGGCCAATTCTGCGATTTTACCTTTTTGACGGAGGTGTCCATTAATACCATGTTTCTCGACAGGGCAATTAAACATTTTTGATGCACTGGCACAGTAGATGTCGAGTCCCTTTGCGAAGGCATCCTGACGCCATGTTTCATTAGCAATAGCGGCAATAACTCTCGCTTCAATAGCGGCAAAGTCTGCTACGTAAAACTTGTAACCCGGCTTGGCAATAAATGCGGTTCTGATGAGTTGCGAGAGGGTGTCCGGGATATCATCATATAACATTTCTAAAGACTCATAGTCACCCTGCCTTACGAGCTCTCTGGCTTCTGCCAGGTCATCCATATGGTTTTGCGGTAAGTTCTGTAATTGAATTAAGCGGCCGGCCCAGCGACCGGTTCTGTTGGCTCCGTAAAACTGAAACATACCTCTTGCGCGTGTATCGCTGCAGGCAGCATTTTCCATCGCTTGATACTTTTTAACAGAGCTTTTTGCAAGCTGCTGACGGAGGGAGAGCACCTGAGCTAAGTCATCGGGGGCTTCCTTTATAAGTTCAGCAACAGCTTTTTTACCGAGGGTGTCTGTTTCAAGCCCCTGGTCAGATAGCCAGGCTTTCATTTGAACGACGCTGTTAGGATTTTCAAGGTCAGTCATATCTTTCATTTGAGAGGAGATATCTGACTTGGAACGTTCATCAAATGCAATCGCGTTTTTTACAAGCTGCATATCAACCAGGATGCCTCTGTCATTTATTTGCTGATCTAAGTGGTACTCATTCCAGATGAAGTCGGGAACTGGGAACTTATGCAGCTTTTCTTTTATACCCATCTCGGTAACAACATCACGCTCATTGTAGGATTTAAAGGTGGCCCATTTATCAGGAGCATGGAAGGGAAGGTTACGTGTCCTGCCACCGTTCGCTTTTGTGGGCTTACAGGGTACACAGAAGTATCTGATGAGATCTTTACCTTCTTTCATTTTCTGTTCTTTTAGACCAAGGACAGCACCGACACCTTCAAGTGAAAGCGGGAGTCCCATGTAGGCGCTCCAAATCATTGTGCAGCGCCATGAGACAGGATTTAAGTAATTACCGGTGGTGTCATACTCAGGGCCGTAGCTTTTGAACTTTTCAGGATAGTTACGCTTTAGCCAATAAGATAAGCAGACTCTTTCGAATACTGCATTAAAGGCCCACTTGATTACGGTATCGTCAACCAGGGCGTTGATAATGTCCTCAGGAAGGTCATCACCACAAGCAAGGTCGTAAACCACAACAGGGGCTCCATCAATGGACACACCAAAGAGAAGTATCTCAAAGCTGTCTGACTCAGCGTATTTGTAAACGCCGGACTTCTTTATATCAACATCGCTGTAGGTTTCTAAATCGATGGACATTTCATGTATTGTCATATTGATCCTCCTAAAATAAGGCGGCAGCAGAATGTGCCACCGCCCTGATCTTACATATTTTCTGCTTCAGCTTCTTCCTTCTTTTTGAAGAGGTTAGGACAGAGCCATTTGAAAAATTTCTTAGCAAGTCCAAATACCCATTTCCATACTGCGATAATTCCGCAGCCCCAGAAGAAAAGAGTGATTCCGATTAAAGTGCCTCGGATAGAAGCGTCGATTAACTGGTTAATATAATCCATTGTCATTGATTGTCACCGTACCTTTCATAAGATTGGCGGTAGGCGAACCCACCGCCATGATTGTCATTTGCTTAGTTGAGGAACTCGTCGTCTTCCTCAGTTGCGAAGTCATCCTCAGCTCTAGACTTACCGCCAAGAGGCTCTCCATCGCTGATCTTCTGAAGGTTGTTAAGACCGCAGGCAATACCGCGATTGCCGTTTGAGTTGAAAGCGTAGAGGTTAATGGAAGCTCTACCGTACACACCGCTGTATACTTCAGAGCGGTCGATGATAGGCTGACGGTCGGCGTCTACGATACCAGGAGCGGTAGCTGAGTTTGCGTTGATGAAGTAGCTGTTTGCATAAGCTTCATCACCCGGTCTCTCCTTGTCTCCATCGCGAAGGGGAGTCTTGATAACATCGAGAGCAGGGCATACCTTAGAGGTTCCCTTGAGCTTTGACTCGCCTTCCTCGTAAGCGGCCTGGATAGCAGCCTTAATCTTGTTAACAGTAACGGTGTCGGACTTCGGGATGATGAGGGAAACGCTATACTTAGGTGTGCCTCCGTTGATGGACTTTGGATCCCACACGTTTGCGTAGCTCCATCTTGTGTTTACTCCTGTGATAACCTTGGTTGGATTCTGAATCTTAGACATAATTTTTTCCTCCTATTAATTGTCTTTGAAATCATCTGCTGCAGTGTTCATGGCCGGACGCTTGTCTGACTCAGGAACAAGAGCTGGTTTGCCTGGCGGCTTGTATACCAAGTCACCTAATAGTTCTTCAAACTTCTTTTTGCCAAGAAGTGAGCTCATGGCAGTAATGCCAAGTAACTTCTTTTCGTAAGGATCGTATCCGGCGTCAGTGACTTTTGAAGCAACAGCATCTTCGTCTGTGTATTTACGGTTGCTTCTGCCTTCTACGATTTTGAAGCCTTCATAATGTGTGCCGGCCTGGGCCTGTGAGAGTGCGTAATCTTTGATATCATTACCCCACGAGATGAGCTGGTCGATACGAGGCAGGATTGCTGCAATCTCGATATCATCAAGTGTGGCAGGCATCTCAAAGTCATACTTTGCAAGCTCAAGGTTTGTCTCAGCACGCTTTCTGCAGGTGGCTTTTACCTTGCAGAACTGGCAATGGTCGCCAGCTTTAAACTCACCTTTGCCTTCGTAGGCGAGGGCAGCGGTAGGTTTTAATACTTCTTCAGCCCATGTAAGTAATTCTTCTTTTGAGATACTCCAGGTGGAAACATTCTCTCTGCGGGGCTGGAAGATAGTCATTTCAATGGTGTTTACGTCGTACAGATCATCGAAGGCCTCTAAAGCACCCAAGGCATAGCACATCATCTGAGTGTTACCTTCGCTTTCTACCAGGACACCAAGTCCATGCTTGTAGTCGATGATATGAAGCACTTCATCTGCAATGATGACGCAGTCACCGGTTCCGAAGCCGTTCTCGACGTAGCGGGAGAAGTCCAAGCGCTGTTCGATAAAAACAAGAGGATCGGTGCAGTATTCTTTGGCCTTCTCATATTGCTCAAGAACGTAGGTGCAATACTCCTCAGCGCAGTTTTGCATTTCACCGTTGTAATAGGTGAGACTTCCTGTTGGATCTGTAACATCCCGGCCCAGAGCTTTTTCTACAAGGTAGGCGCACAGTTCATGGCAGTCTGTGCCTTCCTGGGCATAGGGTGAAGCTTCGTCTTTTATTCCCTCACACAACTTCGCGGACGGTGGACAGTTGATCCAGCGATGCGATGCTGATGCGGAAAGGAATGCATGCTTAGCCATTAAGAAGGGCCTCGGCCTCAGCAGCTAAAGCAGCATAGTCATCTTCCTTAACTTCACTCAGGCGGCTCGCACCGAATTTCGTAAGGAGAGCTTTTGCTTCAGCTTTCATGCCTTTGCCTGAAAGACTAGCCATGATTCCGCGTACCTCCTGGAAGGTATAGGTTTTAGTCTCAGGTTCCGGCTTAGGATCTTCTTTCTTAGCAGGCTCTTTGGTTTCAGGCTCTGCTGTCTCAGAGAACATTTCTCTTAATGCAGTAGCTGCATCGATCATTTTGTGTCCGGCTGTGATCATCTCATCCAGCACGAGATCTAGGTTGGACATCTTACTCATTTTTTGGTTCCTCGCTTTCGTTTTGATTTTCATTAGATTGTCTTAGTTTGGCTGCCAGTCTTTTTGCTACAACGCTGATTGCGATGAGCGTATCGATCAACTCTTCATCAGCGGCATCAATAGGACTGGCAGAATCTCTTGTGGTAGTCATAGTCTTAACCTCGCTTTCCGATTGGCTTTTTGCCTTTCTAACTTCCTAAGGGGATTTGAAGGAGCAAATTCCGGTTTTCTGAAAATTTCTTAAAAAAGTTTTTTAAGCATGTCCGTTTTGTGCTTCCTAACTTACTAAGGGAGGTATGTGAGCGAGATTCCGGGGTAAATAAAAAAACATGTTTTGAGCAACTTGAAATATGAAAAAAACAATGCAATTTTTCATACATGTAAAGAAGCACTGATGGCTATAGAATTTGATCATAGTTTTTCTTGAAATATTGCATGTGCTTAAGTAAGATTTTTTGTTGTAGATACTTGAAATGGTTTTGAGAATGTTAAAAGATGTTGACTGATGATTTGAATATTTGTCACCTGAACTAAAGAAATAGTATATAAAATATGTAAGTTCGTTCATTTGGTGTCATTTGGTGGGGTCTGATTTTGGAAAAGAGATTGACTTATGGACAAAAGAAGTTGAGAATAATTACGTGAATAAATCTGAATTATATAAAGGAATTCTTAATTAAGTTGATTTATAGATTTAAATTTTTCAATTATTCTATGGTAATTTAAAATGATTTATTGTAAACTACATAGTGAATTACTAAATACATATATCATGATAAGCAAGGGTGCTACATCCTTGCCTACTTTTTTGTGAGGTGATAAATATGACAAAAAGGCAATTAGAGTGTTTTATTGATACGTATAAATCTGGAAGTATAAGTGAGGCAGCCTCTCATCTTTATGTAACGACACAAGCCTTAAGCAAAACCATAATGCTTTTGGAAAAAGAAATAGGCAAAGACCTATTTATTAGAAATGGAAATCAATTAATGGCAACACAATATGCGGAGGTATTCTTTCATCATGCATGCAATATCATTGATGATTTTGATATTTTGGAGGAAACCTATAATTATAACAACAAGTTAATTATAGGTTCTGTTAATCAGGTGTTGAGTTTTTATTTTAACAAGATGCTATTGGATTTTTTTGCTTCACACAGTGATATTAGTATCGAGATAATTGAAGGTACAAACACAACTATAACTGATTTGTTATTGCATAATAAATGTGAGATAGCTTTTATTCAAAATCATTTAGCTCCTCAATATTTTCTATGTAAATTGATATACGAAAATGAATTTTGTTGTGTAATAAATAAAAAACATCCTCTTGCCCAAAAGGATGTTTTGAATGCGATGGATTATGATAAATTAAATGTTGCTGGAAGAGGAATGCAATGTGATCGTTTCCATAAATATATAGCATATTTGAATAGTAATCATATATATCCAAATCTAATTTTAGAAAGCATGAATGATGATATACTTCTATCACTTGCAAGAGATAATTGTGCAGCTGCACTAGTTCCACTTGAATATGCGAAGGAGAACATAGATGAAAATATGAAAATATATCATATAGATTGTCCTAAAGATCAAGTATATATTGCAAGAAGAAATACAGGTGTTATATCTGAAGCCGCAAAAGTATTTGGGGAATTTGCTAATAAATGGATAGCTGATAACCTGGGACATTCAATCAACCAAATGGTTGATTGAAAACGAAATTTTATTTGCTTGATTTTGGAACTGATGTTGGATATACTCCGTATATGACAACGAGGTCGCGCAAAGCGATCTCGTTTTTTTTTAAGGAGGTAGAAAGATATGATTAATTACGACATTCAATTAAAGGTTGCAGCTGTACAGTTTGAACCAGTATGGTTTAATGCGCACGAAACAGTTACTAAAATGATTAAGATGATTGAAGAAGCATCTGCAAATGGTGCAAAGCTTATCGGATTTCCAGAATGCTCAGTTCCTGGTTATTTTTTCAATGTGTGGACTGAAGCCCCACTAGTTAGCCATGCAAAGTATGATGTCCTTCTTACACAGAATTGTCTGGAACTTGGAGATTCAGAGATGAAACGTCTTATGAAGGCTGCTTTAGATAATAATATATATGTAGTCACAGGATATGTTGAACGCGAAGGTGGAAGCAAATATATGAGTAATGTCATAATTGACGACTCAGGAAAGCTTATTCTCAGCAGAAGAAAACTAAAACCTACCGATGCTGAAAGAATATTCTGCGGTGAAGGAAGTGGGGATGATTTAAAAGTTGTTGAAACACCTATCGGTATTCTAGGTACAACAAATTGCTTTGAGCATACACAACCATTAATTACCTATGCTATGAATTCTTTACATGAGCAAATTCATATTGCATCTTGGCCTGGTTGCAAGAACAATCTTCCGGCATTCATTTATAATTGCTATGAGGCATCAAAATCATTTACACAAGTGTATGCAATGCAGACTCAGACATATACAATTATGAGTAGTATAATTCTTGGAGATAAGGGCTTTGAATTCTTCGGGGACCATTTGGATGAATACTTCATAAAGGGTGGAGGAGAAGCACAGATTTATTCGCCATTCGGAGATTTGTTATGCGAGCCTCTTCCAGATGATCAGGAAGGAATCGTATATGCTGATATTGACCTCAATAACATCTTTACTGCAAAATCATATTTAGATCCGGTTGGACAGTATTCACGTCCAGATGTATTCTGTCTGAACATTAACAAGAATCCTAATCCTCATACGGTTGTGACAAATGAAAGTAAAAATATGGACAAGCTCGATGTGATTAACAAGGCATTTGCAGAAGAGTACGAACAATAAAGAGTTTTTGAGCTATTAATAGTACATAAAAAATTTGACTAAGAAAAGTATATGTTTAAGTGAACAGTGCTTTTATTAAATTGAATACCATAGAGTTAAAGTGTTAAATCAAGTTAAAAAACATAAATATGTATGTAAGGATATCGCAGAAATGCGGTGTCCTTATTTTTTTGAACTTTTTTATAAAAAAACCGGAAAACGATGAATGAATCTCCCTTAGGAAGTTAAGAGGTGGAAATCCTCACAACATTTTAACGAAAGCGAGGTGAGACTCATGGGTAATAATTTCAAGAACCAGGAAGGTTATGCAGACCCAACTGCAGGACAGGCTATTGCACAGGTAATTAAAGAAGAGAAGAAGTACAGACCTCTTGTTTATATCTGTTCACCATTCTCAAATGATCCGGAAGGTAATACAGAGAAGGCGAAGCGTTATAGCAGATTTGCAGTAGACAGTGAAGCGATTCCTTTTGCACCACATCTTTTGCTTCCACTTTATATGAAGGAAGAAAGCGAAAGAGGATTAGCGCTCTTTATGGACATGGTGTTCTTAAGTAAGTGCGAAGAGCTCTGGGTGTTCGGGGATAAGATTTCCAGTGGCATGCAGGCCGAGATTGACAAAGCAACTAGAAAAAATATGAAAATCCGTTATTTCACAGAGGGCTGTGAAGAAGTAGTAAAGGAGGAAGCTTAAATGAGTAATTTTAAGGCAGTTGAAACTGTTTATAAGGGATATCGTTTCAGATCCCGCTTGGAGGCTAGATGGGCTATCTTCTTCGACTCGCTTGGTATCAAGTGGGAGTACGAGCCAGAAGGTATTGTGCTCAGTAATGGGAAAAGCTATCTGCCGGATTTTTATCTTATTAATTTTAATTGCTATTTCGAGGTGAAGCGAAAGAGTATCAAGGACACTGAGGAAGGCCAGGAAGCAATCGCTAAGATTAGTGATGGCATGGACCAGGATTCTTGGGCAGGCATTATTGCCTTTGGTGATCCAGTAGATGATGATCTTATGATTTTCTGCCAGGAAACAGATGATGGTGGCGGTGGCAATTATGAATCAGAAGTAACGATTGGTTTATCGCCTTGGTCCTTCAGGCCACATCTTTTCTCTTATAACGACAGAAGAGAAAGAAGCTTTTATACCAGCTTTGATGAAGAAGCTCAGTCTATTCCTATGAACACAACTGAGTATGGCAATTATACATTCGACGACTTTGTAACACAGAGAGTCGTGAATGCGAGACTGCTTGCAAGACAGGCAAGATTTGAACATGGCGAGACGTTGCAGGTTAGAAGGAGGCGTAGAAAGAAATGAGAAAATTAACTATTTGTACTGGTAACAGTCGTATGGCCGCTAACTGGCCAAAGTCAGAGACTACGTTTCAGGAGCTTTTTGATAAGCTTGTTAATCCGCTTCGAACCGGTGAGACCGTAGAGCAGTATAAGAAAATGAAAAAGGGCCAGCGTGATGAAGCCAAGGATAAAGGGGGCTTCATGGCTGGAACCCTTAAGGGCACTAAGCGTAGAAAGAATGAAGTGGTATCAAGATCTATGATTACTCTGGATGGCGATAAGCTTGAGGAAGGCTTCATTGAAGATTATGAATTTGCAAATCCATATGAAGCAATCCTTTATACCACTCACTCACATACACCAGAAAGTCCAAGAGCAAGAATACTGCTTCCTCTTACAAGAGACGTAACGCCGGAGGAGTATATCGCCATTGCTAGGTTTCTATGTGCAGATATGGGTATTGATATGTTTGACCCATGCTCATTTGAAATCAATCAGCTTATGTATTGGCCTACGTGTCCATCGGATGGTGAATATGTATGTGAGCATTATGATGGCGAGTGGCTTGATCCTGATAAATACTTAAGTTTGCATCCTGATTGGAAGGACCCAGTAAAGCTTCCACGTGCATCTTGTGAAACAAAGTCATTTGATACACAGAAAAAGAAGCAGGAGGATCCTCTTTCTAAGTCAGGAACCGTTGGTGCTTACTGCAAGGCACATAGCATTTCTGATGTTATGGCAAATGAACTCTCAGATATTTATGAAGCAACAGATGATGACTCTCGTTATCACTATATCCCTTCAGACAGTATTGCCGGCGTAATGGTTTATGATGACAAGTTCGTTTATAGCCATCATGCTTCGGATCCAGCGTATGGCCAGCTCCTTAATGCATTTGATTTGGTACGTATCCATAAGTTTGGTGACGACGGTTCCTTTAATGCAATGTGCGAGTATGCCACAAAGGATGAAGCAACGAAGCTTCTCTTACTTAAGGAGCGCCAGGAAAGAGCCCAGAGCGAGTTTGCTGAATCAGAAGATGATGAAGACGATAGCTGGAAGAAGCGTCTGGTCCATAATGCAAAGACGGGTGAGATTGTGAACTCTCTTTATAATTTGAAGCTTATCCTTCAAAACGACTCAACCTTAAAGAATATCGTATTTAATCAGCTTGCTGATGGTATGGAGATTAAGGGCAGCGTACCTTGGAGTCATCCAGGGAAGTTCTGGAGGGACGCCGACGACGCACAGCTTATTTGCTATGTGGATGATAACTATGGAACCTTCTCGGCAAGAAACTTTGATGTAGCAGTAACTAAGGTGGTGGACGATAGAATGTATCACCCTATTAGAAATATGTTCGCTGAGCTTCCAGAGTGGGATGGGGTACCAAGAGTTGAAACAGTGCTTATTGATTATCTGGGTGCTGATGACAATCCATATGTAAGAGCAGTTGCTAGAAAGATTCTTTGTGCAGCATATAAGCGCATCATGGTTCCTGGTATTAAGTTTGATTACATGCCAGTTCTAAATGGCCCGCAGGGAATTGGAAAGAGTACATTTATTGCCAAGCTTGGCGGTGAGTGGTATTCCGACAGTTTGAATTTATCTGATATGAACGATAAGACTGCAGCAGAGAAGCTCCAGGGTTATTGGATTATGGAAATCGGAGAACTTGCTGGTATGAAGAAGGCTGATCTTGATAAGGTTAAGGCTTTTATTTCCAGACAGGATGATAAGTATAGAGCCAGCTTTGGCCGCAGGGTTACGCCGCATCCAAGACAGTGTGTGTTCTTCGGTACTACCAATAGTGAAAATGGTTATTTGAGAGATATTACAGGTAACCGTAGATACTGGAATGTCAAAGTAACAGGAAGAGGCAAAAAGCATCCGTGGGAACTTGATAGTGAAGTAGTAAAGCAGATATGGGCGGAGACCGTTGTTCTTTCGCAGGCAGGTGAAAAGCTGTATCTGGATGATGATTTAGAGGAATATGCACAGGGCGAGCAGCGTGAAGCTATGGAGCGTGATGACCGTGAAGGTTTGGTGCGTGAGTATCTTGATCAGTTATTACCAGAAAACTGGAATGACATGGAACTTGCTGACCGTAGAAGCTTTCTGCAGGATCCGGAGTGTCCTACTAATCCTAAAGGTGTCAATAAGAGAACCTCTGTAAGCAATATTGAAATATGGTGTGAGTGCTTATGTAAGTATAAGGAAGATATCAAGCCATCAGACAGCTACGCCATCTCCGCTATAATGTCGAGATTTGATGATTGGGAGAAGCCAAGTGGTTCTGTAAGAATACCGATTTATGGGAAGCAGAGGGTTTATCACAAAAAGGCCTAAGTGGAACAACTACCCGGAACAAGTGATATAAGTTGTTCCTTGTTCCAGAGGTTGTTCCACCTCAAATGCATTGAAATAAGGCCTTTTAGGCTAAAAGTGGAACGACGGAACAACTATTTCTATATAGTACAAAAATTTAGTATTTTTAATAAATATGAGTGCGTGAGTGCACCTGTAAGTGCGTATATTCGCGCGTATAGGGATTTTCTGTTCCCTTGTTCCAGGAGGTAAAAATGACATGCGAGAAAGAGATATTGAGCAGCAGCTCGTAGTTGAAACTAAAAAAATGAAGGGCCTATGCGAGAAGTGGACTTCCGGTTCATCTGGTTGGCCAGATCGTATTGTGATACTACCTGGCAGCAGGATTGGTTTTGTAGAGGTTAAGGCTCCCGGCAAGGAGCCAAGGCCGCTGCAATTGAAACGTCACAAACAGCTTCGAGCATTAGGTTTTAAGGTATACGTTCTGGATAGGCCAGAACAGATTGGAGCGATATTAAATGATATACAAACCTCATGATTATCAAAAGCATACAACCGAGTTCATTTTGGAGCATCCGATTGCAGCGATCATACTCCAGATGGGTTTAGGAAAAACTGTATGTACCCTGGATGCCATTGAGCAGCTAATTTATGACCGACTTGAGGTATCCAAGGTTTTAGTTATTGCACCACTTCGAGTAGCGAAGGTTACATGGAGTGATGAAATTAAGAAATGGGAGAATTTATCCCATTTAAGATACAGCGTCTGTGTTGGCACTGAAAAAGAGAGAATAGAAGCCTTAAATCAGGATGCTGATATTTATATCATCAACAGAGAGAACCTGCAGTGGTTAGTTGAAAAAAGTGGAGTGCCATTTGAGTTCGATATGGTGGTAATCGACGAATTATCATCCTTCAAAAATTGGAACTCCAAAAGAGTGAAGGCATTTATGCAGGTAAGGCCAAGGGTAAAAAGAGTGGTGGGCCTTACAGGAACTCCTAGCCCGAATGGAATGATGGATTTATTTGCACAATTCAAATGCTTAGATATGGGAGCAAGACTAGGTCGCTTTATAACCCAATATCGCAATGCTTACTTTATTCCTGATAGAGTAAACGGCCATATTGTGTATTCCTACGCATTGAGGCCAGGCGCAGAAGAAGCAATATATGAAAAAATCTCAGATATCACGATTTCCATGAAAGCACTTGATCACCTAAAAATGCCAGAACTTATTTCTAACAGATATCCGGTTTATATGGACGATAAAGAATCTGAATTATATGAAAGTCTGAAAAAGGACATGATTATCGCGTACAAAGAGGATGATGATGTTACTGCAGCAAATGCAGCGGCGCTATCAGGCAAATTATGCCAGATGGCCAATGGTGCGGTTTATTCTGATAGCAAAGAAACCGTACATATCCATGATAGGAAGCTTGAAGCTTTAGAAGATATTATCGAGGCAGCACAAGGACCGATTCTTCTTTGTTATTGGTTCCAACATGACCTTGAGCGTATTGAGAAAAAGCTAAAAGAGCTAAATGTCACTTATTCAAGAATTGCTACTGAGGAAAATATCCGAAATTGGAATAATGGCAAATATGACGTGGGATTAATTCATCCAGCATCTGCAGGTCATGGATTAAACCTTCAAAATGCCAGCAATACAGTAGTATGGTTTGGACTTACTTGGTCGTTAGAGCTATATCAGCAGACAAATGCAAGATTATGGCGTCAGGGCCAGAAAGAGAAAACCGTTGTGGTACAGCACATTGTAACAGCCGATACTATTGATGAAGATATCCTGGAAGCATTAACAAATAAGGATGCTAGCCAGAATAAGTTAATCAATGCAGTAAAGGCACATCTGTAAATGAGCCATAGGCCGAGTAAATCAGAGTAAATCAGAGTCAATCCGAGGGATCACTTTTATAAGGAGGTCACGAAGATGACAGCGAAAGAATACTTGTCACAAGGGTACAGGTTGGAACAGCGTATTCGTTTGGTAAGGGAAGAAATCAATAACCTGCAGGAATTAGCAGGTAGTGTTTCCTCTCCTGGTTTTGAAGAGCATTATAATGCCACCAGAAATACAGAAGCACCGTTTGTTAAGACCATATACAAGATTATGGAACTTGAGGATAAGCAAAATAACCTGCTTAACCAGATGCTTGAATTTAAGCAGGAGATGTGCGAGGTTATTGATTCAGCAGATGATCTTAATGAGCGTATGGTTCTTTATTACAGATACATTGGTAATGAGAGCTGGCAGGACATTGGCAAGAGATTATTTGTGGATGAAAGGACTGTCCGTAGATGGCACAACAAAGCGTTATCACATGTTATCCTTCCAGAGAACCCTATGGTACTTGAAAAAAGATTACTTTTATAAAAGTTGCCGGGTTTGTCTGTAGATGTCCATATGCATCTTATGTTATAGTTATAATGACAGAAATGTAAAATGAATACGGCAAAGCCAAGCAGCCCAGGTGGAGAAATCTACGCTGGGCTTTTGTTATGCCAGAAGGAGGTTTACATGTCATATCGAAAGGTTGGATACCTGGAGCAGTGCTACTACATCATTAAGTACAAACTGCAGCAGGTGTTTCGAAGGAGGAAAGACAATGCCAAGAAAACCTAAGAAGCCTTGTGCCTTTCCTGGTTGTCCTGAACTTACCGATGGACGGTTCTGTGAGAAGCATAAGAAACAAGAGAATGCCCGCTACGAGAAGTACGACAGGGATCCTGCTGTACACCGTAGGTACGGACGAGCTTGGAAGCGTATCCGAGACAGCTACGTTAAGACTCATCCTTTTTGTGAGATTTGTTTTGAAGAAGGAAGAGCAGTTCCTGTTGAAGAGGTACACCACAAGATTCCTCTTGCTGAAGGAGGAACACATGACAGAGCCAATCTAATCTCTCTTTGTCGTAGCTGTCACGCACGTATCCATGCTGAGCGTGGTGATCGCTGGCACAATAAAAATAATAAAGAGAGTGACAACGATTAGAAAATATTAATGAAAAAATAATTTAATGAAGCGCTGCAGGAATTTTCTGAGGGGGTGGGAGAGGGGCGGTTGCAATCCCTACGCATCAGATAACCTGCCAACGGTGCCGGGGTCAAACGTGCAAAAATCCGTTTTCAAACGGGGTATTAAACCCTCAAACGTTAAGAAGTTAGAAAGTAGGTGCAAAGATGGCGAAAGATGGTACAGCCAGAGGTGGCTCCAGGTACGGTTCAGGCCGTAAGAAGAAGCCGCTAGCCGACAGAGTTATGGCTGGCGAAACTGCTCATGCAATTGAACTTCCGGACCTACCACAATTTGAAGGTGTTGATGTTCCACCTGTAAAAGAATATCTCAAAGCAAAACAGAAAACAGGAAAAGACCTATGCGCAACTGAAGTGTATCAGGAAACCTGGAAGTGGCTGAAAGAAAGAGGCTGCGATAGGCTGGTGAATACACAGCTCGTTGAGCAGTATGCAATGAGCGTGTCAAGATGGATTCAGTGTGAGGAGTGTATTTCAGAGTTTGGTTTCTTAGCAAAGCATCCAACAACAGGAAATGCAATCGCATCACCATACGTCTCCATGTCCCAGCAGTACATGAAACAAGTAAATCAGATCTGGTACCAGATATTACAGGTGGTGAAGGAGAATTGCTCGCAGCCATTTTCCGGAAATACTCCACAGGATGATGTTATGGAACGACTTCTGATGACAAGGAAAGGAATGTAAGCATGATTGAAAAAGTAAACCCATGCCATCCTGATAAGGTGGCAGACAGAATTGCAGGAGCTATTGTTGATTTGGCTTATGCAGGATGTGAGAATCCAAAGATTGCAGTTGAGGTTTTGATTGGACATGGAACCTGCCATGTAATTATTGAAACAAGCGCTGTTCTTGATGAGTGTGATATTACTGATGCGATTTTTAGAATTGCCGGTGATGTTGATGTGGACCTTGTAATTGTTCCGCAGGATAAGCATTTATCAGATAACCAGGCAGCAGGCTTTAAATGTGGTGATAATGGTATCTTTAAGGGTGTTGTGGTCAAGCATTTTTGTAACACTTTTGACTGTTAAAATTATGTTTTTTACTTCTGTTCGTATCGTGCTTCAAAAGGTGTTTTATAATTATTAT